GGCGACAATGGCTGCGTATGTACGTCGACGCCCGCGCTCGAGAGATCGTTGGCGAGCCAGCGCGCATGATCGCGTTCTTCTTCCAGGTGCGCTTCGAAATAGGCCGACAGATCGCCGCCGCTCTGCTTCATCGCGACATACAGAATCTGCGGCGTCGCGATGATCACGTCGTGCACGAACACGAGATTGCGGATGAACGTGTCCCGGTCGAGCAGATCGACCGCTGGATATTGGGCGCGCGCTTCGGTCAGCGCTTTCATAAGATCGGCGCGCATCAGAAAAACATCATCGCGGCCATCGCCGCGGTGCCCACAAGACTTTCTGCACCCGCATTCGCCGAGTTGGCAGATTGGGTATTCGCGTTATAGGCGTTCAGCTGGCCTTGATACTGATTCTGGATTGCCTGCGAAATATTCGCCGGCTGGGCCGATGACTGCGCGGTGCCGGTATTCCCGGGCACGAGACCAGCGAGGCTCGAAAGCTGCGAATACGGAATCTGCGACAGCGAAGCCTGCTGCCCCAGATTCGCGCCCTGCTCGCCGAGCAGATTGCCCTGCGCGCCGACCGCCGCGAGATTGTTGTTCAGCATCTGCGTGCCGATCTGCGAGCCCGTCAGGACCGACTGATTCGCCGCGTTGCTATACGCCTGCTGCTTCGAATTGTTGAAATTCGTCATGGCGTTGTCGTACGCCTGCGAACCGGGCACGAGGCCCTGATTGGCAAGCTGCGATTCAAGGCTTGACTGGCCCTGCGAGAACTGCGGATTCAGATATTGCGTTTGCGCGGCGTACGCGGCCTGCTGGCCCTGCTGATTCGCATCCTGCGCGGCTTGCGGATTGATCTGCTGGCCCAGAGTGCCAAGCTGCGAATTGATCCCGCCGAGCCCGAAAATCGCATTGTTCAGCGTGCCGTTCGCATTGCCGGCCTGAGTCATCGACCCGTTGATCAGGTTCTGAAGCGGCTGGCTCGCGGTAATGCTCGTCTGGTAGATCGGCGCGCCGTCTGGCGAGGTTCCAACCGCAACGGTATTCTGTCCGCCGAATGGATTCGTGTAATTGTTAAGGTTCAGCGCCTTGTTGAATTGGGCCGTCGCATTGTTGGTCGCGGTCTGCGCGCCTGCGGTCGTATAAGGATCGGGCGCGGCCGGCGCATCCCCGCCGCTCTTGCCTTCGAGAGTATCCGGTCGGTTCTTGCCGAGGGCGCGACGAAACGCGCGCGCCGGCAGATCAGGCTGCTCGAAGCAGTGCCGCATGGTGTTTTCCCTCAAGGAAGCGGCACTCACTCTTGAGCATGCCGAAGATAATCAGGTCTGTTCCATCAGATTCCGCGCAGCGCATCACGCCTTCTTTTTTGAATCCGAGATGCGCGGAGAATCGCCGACAATCGGCGTTGTCGCCGCGCACGAGTCCAGTGATTCGCGTGCAGCCCAATTGCACGAACGGATAGCGGAAGATGGCGCCGAGATAGGCCGGCGTGATCCACGCCCGCGAGCCGTCTGATGCGATATGCGTCAGCACGTTCGGGCCGGTATGGCGCTCATAGACAACGCCCGCGATCAATTCGCCGTCGAGTTCAAGGCCAATGGCGGTGTAATCGCGATAGCGGTCCTCGCCGGTGCGCGCGGCGACGAACTGCATCACTCGTTCGGGTTGGTCCCAGACAATGCGTTTCATCGTGGTTTCCCGATGCGCAAAGCTGGATGCACGAAGGCGCGCGTTCTGGCTCGGCGCACCTTTTACCGCGGAGAATGCCCCGCGTGCATGAAGATGGAAAATCTGCGGCTGAGTATAGCCAGCGGGAATTCAGAGCGTGAGTTGCGTCTGGGGCTCGAACAGGAAGGTCGCCGACTCGATCGAATAGGCGATGCCCTTCGTCTGCGTGCGCATCCGGTAGGTCGCGGCGTATCCAATGCCGTCGATCGACTCCCAATCCGACTGGATGAGCTGTGCGCCATTCCACGGCACGCGATCCCATGGCGTTGTATCCCACGGCGTCGAGAAGCCCTGAGAGAAGCCCGGCGTCGAGGTCGGCAACGTGTTGTTGAAGTCGACCGACAGGTCCATTTGCAGCGTGAATGGCGAGTTCGCCAGAAAGACCGGCTTGACCATCTTGAAGTACTTCTGAACGCCGCGCATGTTGAAATAATTGAACGCGGGCTTGATGTCAGCGTCAATCGCATTGCCGCCATCATCGTTGCCCACATCAGCCTGCGCGACACCATTGGGCCCACCGAAATAGAGGCCACTGTTGAAGTAGGCGAAACAGGTCGAATTCCAGCCGGTGAACCTGCACCATGAGTTCGTCAGGGTGTTCATGACGTACTGATAGGAGGTCGTGTCCTCCGCCGTCGGCACATTCACAATGAGCTTGTTGCCGTCCGGATAGAGGATGACTTGCCAGCCGAAGTGCGAGCCGTATGCCGAAACATCCGCGGTCACGCTCGGGCTGATCTTGCGCGTGAGCGTTTCGTTACGCTCCGAGCGGTCGCTGAGCAGCGCCTTCGAAAGCGGCGTCAGGCCATCCGCGCCGATGAAAACGATGTCCGATCCGTACTTCTCATAGAAGCGGCGCCCGGTCGGCGCACCGATGCGGAAGCGCGCGGAGATCCCGAAGGAGTTGGCCTGCGACGGATCGGAGCCCTGATACACGATCGCCTCGCCAACCGAACTGATCAGCACGAGATACGGATTGAGGCCCGCCGAGTCGTCAATGTTCCATGTGGCCATACCGGCGAGGAAACCGCCCATCGTGACTTCTGAGCCGATATCGAGCACGTTTGCCGCGCCGCCCACCTGGCCAACCGGCAGATACCATGCCTGCGTCGTGTTCAGCTTGGCGAACCAGAGGCGCTGTGCAAAGACATTCACGCTGACGAAGGTCGACGGATCGACGCCGGTGATCGCAATGGGCGTCGACGACTGCGTGACCTTCTGCCACGTCGTGCCGTTGTACAGCAGCACCGGGTCAATCCCGTTGCACATCACGAGGAATTCGGCGCCCGCATTGCTGAAATTCACATACTGCCAGCGCGAGTTCGTCAGGCCGGAGAGCAGTGATGTGCCAATCGCGATGATATAGACCTTGCCAACGCTGGCCGGGATCGCTGCCGTAAAGGTGAGCGTCGAGCCGGTGATGCTGTATTGGTCCGGGCCTTGAAACGTGCCGTCGAAATGAATCAGCAGATTGGCCGACGATGGATAGTTCTGCGTGAGCGTGAGCGTCGTCTGCCCACCTACGCCCGTAAATGGCCCTTCCTGCGCGATGTTGCCGACCGCGACGGCGATTACATAGACCTTCGAGACAAAGGCCGGGATCGCCGCGGTGAAGGTCAGCACCTTGCCGGCCAGCGAATACTGATCCGGTCCCTGATAGGTGCCGTCGAAGTAGACGATCAGATTGATCAGGCCGCCATACACCTGCGAGAGCGTTATCGAGGTCTGCCCGCCGACGCCGGTAAAGGGGCCTTCAGCGGTGATATTCGCCGGCAGCGCGCCGATGCTCTCGATGTAGACCTGAGCCACGCCGGCCGGAATCGGCGACGTGAATGTGATGCTGTTCGTGCCAACGGTGTACTGGTCGAAGCCCTGATAAACGCCATCGAAATGCACGAGGATGTCGGCCGGCGAGCTGTACGTCTGCGACAGTGCGAGCGTCGTCTGACCGCTCACGCTGACGAATGGGCCTTCCACGACGACATTGCCCGAGCCGATCGCCTGATTGGCCGATACGTCATAGATGGCGCCCTTCGAGACGGCGAACATCTTCTTCTGAGTGCCGCTCGTATAGACGGCGAGCGTCTCGACGTTCGTCAGGCCGCCGCCCCACGTCTGATATCCATTGCGCAGCGGAACATCAGCGGTGCCGGGGAAATAGTTGTCGAGGATGACCGCATCGGTGGGCGGCATGTTCGCCACCGCATCAAGCGTATTCAGGCCGCCAACGGGAGGCGGAAGAGTCTCGGTCTGGAGGCGCGGCGCCCGGTTGACGAGCTTACGAGCCATAGCCAGTATCCGGCACGTTGGCGGAGCCCAGCAGAATAGGCGGTTCTGCTCGAGCATTGATCGGCAGCACGCGCGACCCACCCGAGCGGCCAATCGCCGCTTCAACAGCATCGTCATACTCGCGCTGCGCGGAGCTTGAATCGAAGCCCTTGCGGTTCAGGAAGCGCGCGATGATGCCGAGGATGAAAAGCCGGTCCTGCAAGACTGGCGTATCCGTGTCGGCCGCCCATGCGGTCTGTGCGACGCCGGTCGCCGACTGACACCAGCCGGTCGAGTAATACTCCATCACCAGGCTATCGAGCGAAGCCGGAACCGGGTTGACGAAGATCAGACCGTCCATGATCCGATACCGCAGGCGCGGGCCGGTCGGGCTGATACCGGACTTCAGAACCTGCCATTCCTGTGCCGAGAGCGGGCCCACCAGCTGCCAGCGGAAAGACCGGTCCCAGCCGGTCTGCTGGATGAAGTGATCAGCGTCGGCCGGGATTGCATAGCTCTCATTGCCGAATGAGAACAGCGCGCCGGTGTCGGTGTTCAGCGCGTTCTGATTGAGCGTCACCGTGAGCCCAATCGGGTCGACCGCAGTCACGGTCACGCCATACGGCGTTGCGGTGCTTGTGCCGACCATGCCGACCGCGATATTCGCGACCGTGTTCATGTTCGTGATGACGTTCGAACCGGCGGTGGTGTTGCCCGAATACCCGCCATAGCCTACGAGATTGAACGTGTATTCCTTGCGCATGGCCGGCCAGCCGTCATTCATGCCGCCGCGCGCCGCCAGATCCTCACCGACGCGAGTAGCGTGGATCAGCATCTGAGAGACCGTCTTGTCGGTGTTGCCGATGATCTGCGTCGGCTGTGGCAAACCGAAGTCGCCCATTACCTCCTGCACGATCCGCAGAATGGTTTTCTGGCCGCTGGAGGTAAGGGGCTGGGTCATGGGTTATTTCTTCGCTTTGGATTCTGCGCCGGCCTGCACGAGCGCGGACATTTCTTTCATCTGCCGCTTGAGATCTTCCATGTCTGCCTTCAATGTGGCGTTCTCCGCAGTGAGGCGCATCGTTTCCTTGCCGCCATCAGCCTGCGCGAGCCATGCAATCGCCTTGTCGCGCAGCTCGCGCGCGCCGAGCCAAGTCAGATTGCTATCGGAAATGCCAGCCAGCTGCTGGACCGTATGGATGTGCATCCCCTTGAATTCCATCGCCTGCGATTTAGTCAGCGGACCCCATTGCTCGATCGGCGTGCCGTCCTGAACCTGTTCGGCCTGCGCCTGAAACGCGGCCCATTGTTTCGGGAAACGTACCGGATCGGCCGGTCCCTGATGGTCGTCGACGAACTTCACCGGGCGGAAGATCTGCTTCGTCCGATCGCCGGGAAAGTGAATGTGCACATGCGGCACATCCTTGTAAATCGGTCGCCCTTCTTCCTCAGACTTGGCGGTCTGGTGGATCGCCTCCATCGTGAATTCGACATACAGGCGGCTGTCGTCGCCGTGCATAACATGAAGCTGGTTTCCACTCTCGACGATGCGGGCCTGTGCGAAATCCATGGTGGTGAGTCTCCAGAAGGGGAAAAAGACCGGGGCCGAAGCCCCGGGAAGATGCTGCTGCGAGAATTACGTGATGTTGCTTTGTGCCGAGCAACGATCGAGCAGGACAACGGCCTGCGTGCCCGAGAGCACGATTGCGCTTGAGCCCGAGCCGAGCGTGATGCCGGGAGCCGTTGCGAACTTCGCGCCGACCACCTGTTTGCTGGCGACGAGCGTCGGGCTCACAACGCCCGCTGCCTGCCAGTACACCGGGTTGCCTGCGACCGGTGCGCCGGAGCAGTTCACGATCGCGTTGCCGCTGACCTGGAACCAGCCCCACTGATTCGCGGTCATCGCGGTCATCGCGACACCGAGCACGTCGCCGCTGTTCGCGGTGCCTGCCCAGAGTGCTGCTGCGTTGACGATCGCGCCATTCACGAGCGACTGATTGAACTGGCAGACCGCGCCGGCCGTCAGCGTGCCGCTTGCCTGGGCAAAGACGAACTCGCCGCCGCCAAGGTTCGCGTCATAGCCGCGCAGCATTTCGAACGAGAAGTTCATGCGGCTGGAGCCGGTGCCCGCAACCAGATTCAGCGGACCGGGGCCAGTCGGATCAATATCCGTCAGCTTGACAGCGCCAAGGAGCGGATCATATGCAATGAAAGACATGTCGTTTCTCCTTAGGCCAGGAACACGCCCTGAAGGCGGCGATTCGAGACGGTCATGTTGCCGGCGAAACCAACCAGCTTGACCATCGCGTCCTGATTGACGG